GGTTACCGTTGCAGAACTATTAACTGAACTAAAAGTGCATCCTGTAATTGCCGTTTTAACTGGAGTAATATCATAAAAATCACCTTCATAATAAATAACCAATAACTTATTAGTTCCTAAAGCTGCATATTTTTTACCGGATATATCTGTCCAGGAATGTTGACCTCTTACTGGTCCTGCTAAAGTAGTAGAAACTAATTGTTGCCAACCTCCTATTTTTTCAGGTTGACCATAACGAAAACGTACATTATTGCCATCTACCCATTGTCCTTCAGCGCCAGTTTTAGTGGTCTGTTTATTAAAACCAGGTTTAAATTGAATTTTTTGTAGCATAACTCCTTATTATATATGCTTTTTGTTATTTTGATAGTATTATATTCCAATCTACCTTAGAGATCAAATTCTTTAAATATATATCCTTTATTTTATTGTAAAAAATGCATTTAAAGTTAATCTGCCATCTTCAATTGATGAACCATGATGTCCGTAAGCACTATGTAAATATCTTGCATCAAACAATATAGCTCTATTTTGGACAAATTTAATATCACTTATCATCTCTTCGTCATTAGAATATAAATATGTTCCTGAGTTTAAATTTGTTTTAGATAAATATACTAAACAAGTATATACACATGAATTAGAATCACGGTGAATCCAATCTTTTTGACTATCTTCTCCTGTTCTTAAATGAATATGTGAAGCAACATTAATTCTATTATTTTTAAAAAAATTATCAAATTTAATTTTGAATTCTTTATTAAATAAATTAAATAAAAAAGGAGAAGATAGATGTAAATACTCACTTCTACTTCCAGGCCATGTTTGTGTATCTTTAAATTTTTCATTATATTCTTTTTGATTGTATAATGATATTTCTTTAAATGCGTTCTCAATATGAAGAAATTCATCAAAAAAATCTTCAATTACTATATGTTTTAAATCTTTCATTTATTTAAAGTTTTTAATAATGCAGGTTCTATTAAGTCAAAATTAATATTAAAGGCGACTGTAGTTCTTCTTAGATCATTTTTTTGAACAGTAGCTCTATGGATTACACTGCTTGGAAATAAAACAATATCTCCTTCCTCAACATCTAAATTTATTAATTTTTTTTGATCAAAAGGGTGTACAAGTTGAGTACTACCGCACATTTTATTATATTCAACATAATAGATACCTGCATAGCTACTATCGCCGTGAATATGCCACCCATGAGTATCTCCTTTTTGATACTGTTGAAACCACAACTCTTTTAATATTATTTTTTGGTAGCCTAAAAAAGTAGCACAATCATTGCAATGATTTATTAAATCTTTTTTTATTAATTGTACCCATTCTCTATTAAAATCTTTACATTTTGACCAATCTAATTTTGAAATTTTATCTGTAAAATAACTATCTATATCAACATAGTGTTCCTCTTCTTTTTTAAAAAAATGCAATAAGGCATCTTTATAAAAAAGATGTTTTTTAAATTTAGATATCAAACAAACACTATTTAATTTAATTTTTTTCATTCATAACTCATTGATATTCCTGCTCTTGGTTCATGAGCAATTACATGATGATATATTCCTTTAGGAACATATACTAAATCTCCTTTTTTTAATAAAATTGTTTTTTCTTCAAAAACCCATTCTGTGTAACCTTGCACTTGCCAATAATGAACATCTACATCATCTTTATGCCAACCAAAGGTTCCTCCTGCTTTTGTCACATTAAAATATAAATGAGCTGTTTTTAATTTTAATTTTTTTAATACTTCTTTAACTTCTTTAATCTTATAAGCATCATGTGATACAAAAAAACCAGGACATTGGTGTTTAATAAGTGTATTATCTAAAACAGAATTATTAAAATTATTTAATAATGTTTCCCAACTTGGGACCTTTTTATCATAATTTTTAAATATCTTTATCATTTACACAAATTTATATTATTTTTTTATTACTATAGTCCATTCTAATTCAGACAATAAATCATCTAATTTTAATACTTTTATATTATTCTTTTTAATATATTTATTTATTTCTTTAATATCTAATATTACCCATTCTGTGTTTGTTTCCAATACTGTTTTATCTGCTTTAGTAGAGGTTTTTCCTGTTTTACCAAAACCACCAGAATCTAATTTTTTTAAAGACCTTACATCAAATTTAAATTCTTGATTTGAATATTTATATAATACACCTAATATTTCCCATCCTTCATTTATTTTTTGTTCTTTAGTAGCATGTTGTACAAATTTTAAATTTTTATTTATAAAATTTTCTACCGTCATTTTTTTGTAAAAAAAACAGGCAATCCAAGATGAGGTCTTTTGTCAAAAATATTTTTATCTGCATCTTTTGAATTTTTATCATTATAATGTAAGAAAACTTGCGCACAATCATCTCCTTTAAATTCATCTCTCCAATGTTCTAAAATATTTCCTCTGTACACTAACATATCACCAGGATTTAAATCTACCTTAACTCCTTTAGCTTTAGAAGGTATGTACTTTCCATTTTTATCTGGATTTCCTTCTTCTTTGTTAGGATTAATATAAATCGGCCAATTATCTCCACCTAGGTTTAAGGTAGTAGATATTTCACAACTAAATCTATCTTTATGTCTTTCTAATACATCTCCTTTTTTATAAATCCTTGCATAAGAATATGTTTCCAACAGTTCTAAACCAGTATTATTTTCCATTATTGGTTTAACAGTGGATAATAAAGTCTCCATAACTATATCAGCATAATGACAATATGTTCCATCAATTTGTGTATCTCCTAATGCTCCAAACGTTTGATTAAATCTAGATATATAATTTGTATTAATAAAAGTTATAAAAACTTTTCTTTTCAATAAAAAATATTGATAAATAAAATCTACTAATTCTTTTGAAATACATTGTTTAATAACAACAAAATTATTTTTTTTAAAATCTGTTTTCATTTTAAATAAATGGTTTACCTATATTCCATATTACTAAAGAATATCTCGTTCCCTTTGTTACAGGAGTAACTCTATGCCAAACATAAGATGGAAAAACAACAACAGATCCTTTTTCTAAAATCTCATTACATTGCCTGATTATATTTGGATTTAAATCATCTCTTGGTTGAAATTCTAATGTTCCACCTTCATACTCTTTTGAATCATTTAAAGAAACCGTTACCGATAATTTTCTTACTTTTCCACTGTGGTTTTGATCTCCGTCTTCTCCATAAGGCTCTCTAAAAGAGTCACAATGCCAATCATAAAATTGGTTTTTTTTATATACTGTAAACTGACAACTTTCTGCCCAATCTAATTGAAAATTCCATCCTGAGTTTTTATTTGCATCATTTACAAAAGGAAGTATTTCATTATAAATCCATTGATCATTTAAAAAAGCTACATTAGAATTTCTAGTTTTATTTAACTTTTCTAAATCATCTTTTTTTATATTTTTATGAGTCATGGTGCCAATTAAAGCTTGGCTTAACTGTTCTTGTTTTCCTCTTTCTATAATTTGATCACAAATATTGTGTGGAATAGCGGATTTAAAATACCAATAATAATTTTTAAAAAACATTTCTAATATTCTGTCTATAGAACATACATTACATTATTTTTTAAAATTTGTCTAGTATTACTACTGGGTTTTTATTGGAAATATTTCTTTAAACTCTTACCCATGCTTGATTTTGTTCATCCCACTTATAACTATAAAACTCAGTATCACTTGGCATAGGAATTGGAGGCTTCCAATTAAAAGTATTATCTAATGTCCAAGAAGGATAACGTTGTTTTTCTATAAAAGCATCATTTACTGGATCATATGTTCCTTCAATTGCAGCAAAATTATATCTAAAGTTTTTATTGTATGATGTTTGAACCCATCTTGTGTGTTCTCCAAGAAGAGATTTTAAAAAATCAATTCCTTTTTGTTCTTGTTCAACACCATTTTCATCTAATAATTCATTATTATGTACAACAAGTACTCCAATTACTTTATTGTTTTCATCTAATTGAGCAAAATGAGCCATTATGCTGTATAACTCCCTGAACCTGTATATTTTAAAATTTTGTAAGAACCACTTGTTGTAACAGTTGGAGATCCTGTTGTAATACCACTATATTTAGAAGTCTCCACTATCAAAGTTATAAATCCACTTCCACCAGCACCTGAATTACTTTGTCCATCTCCGCTTCCTCCGCCGCCACTTCCTGTATTAGCACTTCCAGTTCCATTAGGTGCAGGACCACCTCCTCCAGCTCCTCCAGAGCCAGAACTACCTCTTCCTCTTCCACCACCTCCAGCAGCAACTTGTCCTAATGGTGCTGATGAAGTTACTGAAGTAAATGTTTTACCATCCTCTCCATTACTACCAGTTCCAGGTCCAACAGGGGGTGAGGCAGATGCAGATGATGCACCTCCTACTGCGCCACCAACTCCACTACTGCTTCCACTACTATTTCCTCCAAATCCAGTAGGTGTAGTAACTATAGGAGCATAATCTGTAGGTGCGAGGCTCATAGTTGCTGACCCTCCTGGGTTAGGATTATATCCTCCTGCACCACCAGCTGATCCACCAGGATTTCCAGCTCCAGGTGCTTGTTCACCTCCTCCTTGTCCACCACCTGTTGAGGTTAATGTTGTAAAACCAGTTCCCGACATAGAAGAATTTTGACCTCTTATAGTAGTTGGAGTTCCGCCAGCTCCTGCACCGACAGTAAGAGTAATAACAGTATTTTTTTTAACTTCTACTAAACCTTGACGAAATCCACCAGCTCCTCCTCCGCCTCCATCATCAGTTCCGCCAGCTCCTCCACCAGCTATAATTAAATATTCAATTCCTATAGCTCCAGCTCCAGCTGTAAAACCAAAACCTTTTGCTGATCCTCCACCTCTTGTAGATAAAACAGGCATATTTCTATAATCCTCCTATTATGCAAACTGCGTTTGCGATGCTAAAACTGTAAAAGTAGACGAAGCTGTTTTAATAGCTGTGAACGTATAAACATCGTTTGATGAAACGTTACCACCAGTTGGTGCGCTTCCGCCTTGCCATACAGTTGTAACATTAGTTGTAACGTTGTCACATCTAATTTCTGTTGGATAATAAGCGGTAGCATTTTGTTTTGAAATATATGCAACTGTAATTGACTCACCTGTATCCATAGAAGCATCTAATGAATTAGATCCATCTCCTCTTAAATTTACTACAAAGTTAGCATTAGCTGCTGCTGTACTTAAAATAACTCCTTGAGTATTAGTATCAATAACAACATCTGAATCAAAAGAACCTGATACAGTTACTTTTTCTGCAACACCTTGAATTTTACCATTACCATTTAATGTAACTCTTCCAATTCCTTTTGGTGTTAAGTTAAAATCAATGTTTGTATCACTACCTGTAACAGAAACATTTGGGGCTCCTGTTGTTGCTGCGTTAGCAACTGTGATTTCGTTTACAGCGGAAGCTGTTTTTGAAAATTTAATATATTCATTGTTTGAATCATCTTCAATTGCACCAGCATTATCAATAATTATATCATTTCCATTAGTGTCTAATACTGCTGATAAAGTTGGAGCATAATCATTTGAAACTTTTCCAATGTTTGAATCAACAACATCAGTTCCATCGATATATAAAATTTTTGTTCCTTTATCTGTAGCTGAGAAAGTCACACCAGTTTGTCCTGAAACTAAAACAGTTACAGTGAAAGCACCTGAAGTGCTATTTTTAATTGTGTAAACTTTATTTGTAACAGAAGCTGGGACAGTTACAGTTCTGTTTCCTGTAATAGTTCCTGTTAAATTAATAACTGCATTTTTACCGTCAGATAATGCACCATTAGTAAAAGTTAAATCAGTATTTCCTGCTCCACCTGCAATATTTACTGCAGCATAGCCAGCTATTGATTGCTGAAGAATAACTAAATTTGTATTAGTGATGTCGCCCCATAAACCGGCTTTTTCACCTGTGACCATTAACTCTAGTTTTAGGTCTGTAGAATAACTTGATGCCATAATTTTTTATCCTCTTGTTTTGTTTTTATAAAATTTAAGCGGCTGTGTCAATAATATTCCAAGTAACACTAGATCCGGTATCTACAATCTGCCAAGATTGTACATTAATGCTGTTAACAGAAAGTGTCAAGCCTATTCCTGTAGGACGCACTTCCGCAGAAGCACCTGCTACAGCTGTTCCTACACTAGAATTTAACTGTTGTCCAGTAACATTTGCAAAAGTTACTGCGTCTAATTCTGCTGTTCCTAAATTAACTGTTAATTCTATACCAGTTACATCAATATCTGCTGTACCTGAAACAGAACCTAAACCAACTCCTACCGTCATTCCAATACCGGTGACTGTAGCATCTGGACTTGGATCTGCCGTTCCTTCTTCTGCTATTAAACCTATTCCTGTTGGAGATGCAATAGTAACTGGTTTTGCGTCAACTGTTCCAAGATTAGCTGTTAGTTGAATTCCAGTTGTTTCTGCAAATGCCCAGAAACCAGAAGCTCCCCAAACTTCAGAACCCCAAGTATCTCTACCCCAACCTTGTTCATTATATGCATCAACTGTTCCTGAAGATGCAGTTAAACCAATACCTGTTAACATTACATCAGGAGCTGGATCTACTGTCCCTAAATCTGTATTTAATTGAATTCCAGTTGGAAATACTTCTGCTAAACCAAAAGCTGTGACTGAATTTAAACCTATATTTACTTGTTGACCTGTTAATGCTGGTTGAACATCAATAGTAACTGAACCTGTTCCAATTCCAGCGCTAACACCAATTCCAGTTACAAGAACATCACCTGCAATACCCCAGGCATTTTCTCCCCAAAGTAATCTTCCCCATCCAGCATTAATTTCGCCAGAGACTCCAACATTACCTGTATTTAAATTTAATTGTTGACCAGTAACTTCAATATTAAAGTTTTGAACATTACCCCATTGACCAGAGCTCCAACTTAATGAACCCCAACCAGGAAAAGGATAACCTGCTGCTATACCTTGTGCAGCATTTAATCCTAAACCACTAGGCGCAGCTATAGCGTCACTCTGTTGACCCCAGAGTCCTGAATTCCAACTTAGTTCACCCCAAGCATTGGCCATAATAGGTTAGCTCCTATTATGCGTTGCCGATTCTTAGAATAGCTGCCGAAGTTGTAAAGTTTGGAAACTGAATTGTAAAAGTTCCTGACGTTGCTGTTTTGTCTGCACCAAAATCTAATACACAAACTGCATCAGTAGTATTAGTACCAGCGCCTGTTGTTGTATTATAAATTACTGCACCTCTAGCTGTAATCGTTACACCAGTAAATGACAAATCATTAAAGTCTACGATTGCAACACCTGATGCAACTGAAGTACTTGGATTTGGTTTTACTAATGTTCCACCACCAGCGACATACTGACCACTATTAGGAACTTCTCCTGAAGTAGTGTAGTTCTGAGTTGATGAATTTAACGTTGCAGTAGAGATATACAAAGCAAGTTTAAAAGTATCACCACCAGAATAAGCAAAATTATGCTGACCCTCTAGTAATTCTTTTTTGAACGAATTACAAACTGCTTGTGTTATTGCCATGTTTACTCCTTATTTATTGTTGTTGACGAATACGAGGACTACCATCTTGATATTCATCTCTTCGTCTTCTGCCCATTTGTTCAATTGCAAACCCTTTAGCAGATTCGGTATATCTTTTTTCATAATACTGAATCATGTCTGCTGGACCTTTTAAAAATCCAAAAGCCTCAATTAAACATGCATACAATAAGCCATTAGGAAATTCCTTACTTAAGTATGTTGTTGTATTACTAGCCGATAATCCAGCTGGTTTCAAGATATAATTTATTTGCATATTATAATTTTGATCAGGAGTCGGGGCTATAACAATAGTGT